TTTTCTTTCTAGCGTTTTAATAACAGTTGCACTGAGTGGTTTAGGCTCAGGCTTTTTTCTTACGCTTTTTCTTTTTCTTGGAGCCATCTTGAGCAAGCCTTGATTTTTGTACAGCTTTTATATCAATATACTCTCCTCGCTTGTAAGCTGCTGCCGTTCTTTTTATTTCAGCAGCCTTAGCAGCTTTATTTTTGGCCCCACTAAGATATTTCTTAGCAACACCAGTTTTTTTATCTTTTGCAACCTTTCTAAAGCGTCTAGTCACTTTTCTTTTTTGATTTTTTGGCTTTTGGCTTTACCTCACAGTTTTCAGCCTTTGGCTTTGGTTCATCATAAGTTTGAATCTTGAAAGTATATCCCATTACTTCTTACCTCCTTTCTTTTTCTTCTTTTTACCTTTTGGTTTCATTGATCCGTAGTGTGAAGGCATAATTTTGAATGCAACTGAATATATCTTATCTCCTTTTGCGTTTCTTGGCTGGTTTAGATTTGCCAGCAGAACTTAGTGCAATCGCAACAGCCTGTGATCTTGATTTGCCTTCTTTCATAAGCATTCTTATGTTGCCAGTTATAGTTTTTTGAGACTTACCTTTTTTAATTGGCATTTGGATATTTTTTTGCGAGTTGTTGTAATGATAACTCTGATCCATCTTCTCGGATAATTTTTTTTAGGGCGTTTGTAGCATTTAATTGTTTTTTTCCTCTTTTAGGACTCATCAAGAAATTAAAATATCTTTTCTTTTTTCCTAAAACTTCGTCTTGAATACTTGGATTATCTTTCAGCCAATTTGCATAATTAGTATTTTGAGGAACACGGCCAGTTGCACTTGGTCTTGTTTCTAATGCAGACGGAGGAAAGTCAACATCCTCAATCATAGGCACAGTGGTCGATCTACAATTAAAATGCTGAGGTGGCACAGGACCTTGTTCATAATTAAAAACTTGTCCATCAAGCCTTTGACAAATTGAACTTGTTCTTGCGTCAAGAGTTGCAACATATTGATATTTACCAGTTATATTTTTGTTTGCTGAGTAAACTGCTTGACTTGCCGCATTTTGTACTTGGTTCACACTTGTTCTTACAACTGTTTGTATTTGTTTGTTAGACAAAAGCATACCTTCGGAATTTTTCAAAGCAGATTTTAAAGCAATCGCATTTTGAGGTTTGCTTGCAAAACTGAGATTCGGACCTTTTAATCTTCTTACTATTTGTGGCAAAGACTCCCCTTCCAAAACACCTAGCCTGATTGCCTTTGACAACCTTGATCCTGAATCTTCAGCAATACCTCTAAAAGCTTTCTGCACTGTTTTTCCATTTGGTAAAGATATATCCGATCCTCTTTTAGCGGTCAAAGCAAATTGTGATGCTCGAAAAACTCCATCTTCTCCACGCAATCGAATCGTCAATGCAGTTGGATCTCTTGTTACAACTGATTTTGCAAAGTCAGGAGAAACAGCGACAGTGTTTACTTGAAACTCTCCCTTTGGCAAAACTCGTTGAAGTTGATCTTGTACAAATCCAACTTGAAATTCTGCCAAACCCTGCAATTCAGCAATCATATAAACAGCACTTTCATTCTCCCAGCCTTTCAAACTGTCAACCATTTGAGCCAATATTGATCTAAGTCTTGCAGTTGTTGCTGGGCTGTTTCCTTCGAGGTCTCTTATCTGCCTGAGAACATCAAGGATAACTTCATTAAATTGGGTGGCAACTTGAAATTGCACCTTGTTGCTATATCTGTTGAGATCTATAGCTTCTCTGTAAAAAGCCTCTGGAACTGCCATTTATTAAGCTGCTTCACTTTCTTGGTTCATCTCTATCAACCCACCCGATTGCGTTTTTTCTAATTCCTCTTCGATATCAAAATCATCTCCGAGTATTTCTCCGCTTGCAAGTTGCTCAAGAAGTTTCTCTTGGCTGATGCCATTTGCAGCATATATTTTAAGGAGGCTGTCAATTTCTGCTGGCTCAAGCCTTGCGGTCACAAAGTCTCTATTAACAAAAGAACTGCCAGCGTTTGGTTCATTGAGATATTCGCTATGATATTTTAAGCAGTTATCAATCAAATCTTGCATCTGCTGTGCGATAACCATCATCGTTGAGTCGTTTTGCGATCTATCGATCCGCTTTGCTTCTGCAGTTTCTCCGACCAATTTTTGACCAAGCACCGCTGCTAATGACAAAGTATTTATTTGATCTTTTATATCTCCAAGTCTTTTGAACTGGCTATCATAGCTGTCGCCAGATGGAGATACATATTCAAGTCTTGATTCTGGTGGTAGCGATAACGCTTCATTCGGACCTGTTGTTATCTCGTCAGCGTTTGGATAACCAAAAACCGCAAGCAAAGGAACAGAACTAATATGCAGAATATTGTCAAGGTCACTTTGTATTTGATAATGCTTCAGGTTCAGTTCTGCAATATCATATAAAGGACTGCGTGATTCGTAATATCCAACTCGATTTGAATATGCAACAGCAAACGGAATCTTGTCTTTGATGCTCATCTCGCCTTCATCAACTAATTTATATTCGCCTTTCTTATCCTTGCGGTGTATTTCATATCGACCAAGTTCAAGAACTCGGATTTGTTTCACCAACTTTTCACCATATTTGCCATCAGATTCCACTACTTTTTCCATCAATCTTAATTGAGTCAATTGCCTTGTGCCTTCTATAATTTCTGTCCTCCAGCCAAGAATATCTCTTGGTGTATATGTCACCCAATAAGGTCTTGCCTTTTCTCCTTCCTTTGGTGCATCAACAAGCACACCAACGTGGCCAAATGATATTGCAGTTCTTGCAGTTTGATACAACCAAACATTCAGATCGTTGCCTTCAAGGTCAACATCAAAAAGCTGCTCTCGAACAAGATCAGAAACATCGTCAAGGCGGACAGGCTTTCGCACCAACATTCCCGACAGCATTTTTTCTATTCTTTGCAAATAAGGAACAACTGTGGATCTTGCCAGCCTCGTATCGTAGGCATCATCAGTCTCTCTTGGTTCTTGCTGTAAGTATTTTCTATGTTCGCTGCGTATTTTATAAGTTCCTTCCTTCAAATCCTCAATCAAACCCCAGAAATTTGCCATCCTTTGGTAGGCAGCATTAGGAGAGGCAACCGTTGTAGGAGCTAAAGTTACAGGCTGGTTGTAAATATTTAGTGAGCTATACACGGTTTTTCCTCATAATATCATTTCTTTTAATATATTCTAATTCCTGTTCGTCGGCCTGCCCTTGCATGAATAATATTAAATTCTCTATACACAAGGTAACCTAACGCATCGTTAAGGTGATCATATCCATTCTGCTTGTCTGGATCTCCACTTTTTTCATCATAACTTTGCAATTCTAAACATTCAATCAAGCGTCTGCAACTGGCATGAATCGCCAAACGCACCCATCCTTTGCTGTTCTCCAAGAGTGCTTGTAAGGTTTGAACTCTGTCTTTGATCGGTGGGTTACTGCGTAATGCCATGCTTGAGAAACCGTAGCCTTCGAGAATTGCAATATCTGTTTTTGAAGCGTTGATTGTTGATCTGGCAGCACCACTAGCATCTGGGTAAACTAATATCTTGTTGTTAGGATACCTTCTTTTAATTTCTTGAGCCAGTGCATCGGTGTCGTTTTGTTTCGTTATTTCATCAATCACAAACAATTTATCTCCGTCTTTGACTGCTACGACTGCATTGCAGTTCATCACGTTAAAATCGATTCCTATCAAAAGCGTCTCCATCTTTATATCAAAAGAAATATTATCAACCAAATGCTTGTTGCGATCAAATCTGGAGTAGACGGCTCCTGTAGTGAGGTTGGTAAAATTTCCATTAAGATAAGCCTGTATTAGTTGCGGTGGATAGTTTTCTAAAAGAGAATCAATAAAACCCTCTGGCAAGTAAGGATTGTCACTTGTCTTAGCTTTTATTAGTCTTGTATCTTCCTTTGCGTTCTTTTCAAAAGTCTCGAAAGCCCAAGCGTGACCTTCGGGTGTTGTTGTTGCATAAAACTGCTGAATATTCCCTGACCTTAATCTTGCAAGAGCCATGTTCATCGCTTGCTCTGCGTCTCTTTTATTTACGGTATCGGCCTCATCAAATCCAACCGCACAGAGGTTTTGTCCTCTCAATCTTTGATAAGTTAAAATGGTTCTCAGTAAGATCGTATGAGTTCCCTCTTCAAAGGTGAGTTGATATTCTGGCAAAGGCGAAGCTCTGAAAGTGTAAGGTATCTCCCACTCCTCAAGAAGCTCGTTCATTGTTCGCATCAAAATATCTCTGAGCATTGGACTTGTTGGTTCAAAGATTGCGGATATATGACCAACATTCATGCAAGCAAGAATAATACTTTTAGAAACTAAAGCGTAAGTTTTACCAGCACCAAAACCACAAACAAGAGCAAGTTTGCGATGGCTTGTATCATCACAAAAAGATGCTTGATGCGGAAGCAACTTAGTTTTTATTTTTTTTATTACATCTTTTGACGAGGGGATATAACTAAAGCCTTCTTCAAATAAAACATGGCCTTGCGAGACAGTTTCTAAGAGACTCATGAGACCAAATGTGCAAGTTTGGCAGCAGTATTAATTGCACCAAGAGCAATGTGATATTGGCCAGACCTTCTAGCTTCCATCTGTAAGGTGCTACATTGAGCCAAAAGATCAGCAATCATCTGTGGTCGTTCCATATCCCAGTCCTTCTTCAGCTCCTCTCTGGCTATCTGTAAATACTTAGCAACGCTTCTCTCTCCCACCCCCCAATTCTCGGAAGCATAACGAACGCAGTCAGACCGACGACCCCCGTTAGCAATTATCCGAGCGAACCGTTGAGCTCTGACAATCGTCTCTGCTTGCGTACCTTTTTTACCCATAAAATGTAGTTCTTAGTTAAATACTACACGCTCTGCTTTATTTCCAGTGAAATTCTCCCATCTTTTAATTATTACATCGCAGTATTTTGGGTCGAGTTCAACAAGACGTGCTTGCCTTTGTATTCTTTCTGCAGCGATCAAAGTTGTGCCTGAGCCACC